ATGACACTAGAAAGATATCTTTATTTTGAGAAACATGTTAGAATTGAAGTCATTGAGGTGATAAAATTGATCACTATCCAAACAAATAATGATAAGGAATATAATTTAGATAATATTACTCAGGTCATTGTTTATACGCGCACAAATGGTACCCATTCATACGAGCTAAGCGAATTTTTGGATGTTAAGGATGTAAAACGCTACGTCTTCTTCCACGGTACTGATCTTGTCATGGGATTAAACCTTTCTGACATTAAATCAATCACTGTCGACTAAATCGGCAGTGATTTTTATTATCCAAGAAAGTTTCTTAAAACTGAACTTCCTTATCTTGACTGTTGAATTTTGAAAAGTAAAATTGCTTTTTGCCAATGGACCAGATTTTTGGTATACTTATTGAGTACTTTTCTGGAGAGTTGGCAGAGTGGTAATGCAACGGACTCGAAATCCGCCGAACCGGCTTATACCGGCGCGCAGGTTCAAATCCTGTACTCTCCTTTTTAGCTTAAATAGAGTAAAACTCTAAAATAGCAAAACCCCGTTAAATTAACCTTTAGCGGGGTTTTCACTTTATGAGCTTGTACTGAGTTAAACTAGTTTGAACACAAACTGAGAACGGAATTGAGAACGTAATGTGATGGTATTACTGGTTTTAAACAAAGATAAATATTATTTTGAGAACAAAAAATGGTAAAAAGCATCGACAATTAATTTTGCCGGTGCTTTATTAATCTTCATCAATATAGTTTTTATATAATTCGATCAACTGGATCACGTCGCTAATCGCCATGTTGCTGAGCAACTCAATTGTGTCCGCCATTTTATCATCGGTTTTTGCTGATTTTGACACGGCTTCGCTGAATTTTCTAATGAAGTTAACAAACTCAGTCGTTTCGCCACCTATTTGTTCTTGGATCCAATTAGCTTCATAAGTGTGCGCTAGTTTTGCTATTATCTCCCATTTAGCTTTTTTGACATCGGTTTTGCCAGTTCGATAGTTTGAAATATTCATCTGGTTAATTCCGGTGTTTTTGGCGATAAGAGCTCCAGAAATTTCAGTGTCTGCCAGAAGTGCTTTAGCTTTATCCATGTCGCTGCCTAAATCATCACGCCAACTGTTTTGACTATTTAATAAGATGCTCATTAAAACTGCCCTCCTTACTTTGATAGTTAGTAATAGCTGTTGTATGCTGTTCCGGTGTGGAATCACCCACATTTAACAATTCCGTCCAGTACCAAAACAGTTCTTTTTTAGTGCGCTTATTTAGCTCTTTTTCGCTAACCGTATTTTCTTCATAGCCTAAAATATTCTCGATTAATTCTGCTTTTGTTTGCATCATGAGGTTTCCTCCTTATTTTAACAAGCGCCGTGCGCTGTTAATCTGTTCCTGTGATACGTTAGCCCGATTTTTTGCGGATTGGTAAGACTTTGAATGCTTATCAGCAAACAATAGGCTCATGGCATCTACTACATCGCCGCTAGTTGCATCGGTCTTATAATCAACGCTATAATTTGCTACAGAACCATCTTTACGCAACTGGAAGTTAACTGCGACTACGTCGTCCCAAGTTTTCCCACTTGTTAAGATTACTTGTTCCTTTTGTTCCTTGGTTAAATTTTCAGCTAAGATTAGTTTATTCATTTTTAAAACTTCCTTTCTTTTTACTTCCTCATCCTTAAGCCAAGGCTTCAATCTGGGCGTGCACTTGTTGCTGAAGTTTGATGGCTCTATGTCGAATATCAGCCAACTTATCTTCCAATTCATCTTCGACGTCAAGATCGTCTTGGCCTTCCTTCGGAGAAGCAGTCCGTGCGCAAATCGATTCTTTGGCCAAGTCGATTAATTTCCCAGTGAAGTCATCTAATTCTTTGGCCAACTGATCGTCGATAACGCCATACATTAAGCTCATCCCTTTTACATGTGACTGATACATTGAAAGGCTAAGTTGGAAGTCCTCTTCGCTACCAGAGTTAAGTGGTAGGATTGGGCCGCCGTTGAAGTCTAAGAAATCGCTTAGCATTTCAGTGCTCATTCGTAAGAAATATTTACTTGCCATTACCTTTACATCATTTGTCATTTTTAAAGCTTCCTTTCTTTTTTGCTTCCTCATCTCTATGTATTAAATATAACACTATTATATTTTAAATGCAATGCTATTATACAAATAATTAAAATATTTTTTGGCAATAAAAAAAAGGCCTACCCCAATTAAGAGGTAGACCAATGTTGAATCGACTGTATTAAATTAATAGGCCAATGATTGACCAGGGTAGATCACATTGACATTTGTGATGCCGTTGCGGCTCGCAAGGGCTGCGGTCGTGGTACCAAGTTGATAGGCAATGCCGCTAAGCGTGTCGCCACCACGCACAGTATAGGTCCGACTAGTCGTAGTTGCGCCACCGGTAAACTTGAGCTGTTGACCAACGTATATCACGTTAGGGTTGCTGATGCCATTTAAGCTAGCTAGTGCTGCTGCGGTCGTACCATACTGTGCCGCAATACCGCCAAGGGTGTCCCCTGATTGTACGGTATAGGTTGAGTTACTACTAGCAGCAGTCGTGCCGGTAACCGATAAAATCTCAGTATTACTCCAATTGATCCAGCTGTTAATGCCAGATAATAACAGCTTGGAGCCACTAACTTCAGCAACCTTATAGTTTTGCCCTTTTACCCAACTTGGAATCGACTCGCCGGTCGCCCAGTGGTTAGCGCTAAAGTTAACCTTGACCGTGTCGCCAATCTTGATATCCGAATTTGCCGTGTTGTTGGCCTTTTGACCAGCTGCGATGGCAGGTGTTGTCGTAACCGGCTTAACCTTAGTACCACCGGCTGAACTAGTTGTTGTGCCCTTATAGCCGTTATCTGTAATCCCAGTTAAATCGACATCACCATCTAGGCCACCAGCGTTATAAGTACTAGTAAATTGGAAAATACCAATATTATCAAAGCTCGGGAAGTAATTGTAATTAGGCGACTTAGTGACATTATAATCCGGATATTCCGCCAAAGCTAACGGATATTGCTTAGCAATAGTAGCTAAGTCAAGGTGACTAGTAAGAAAACTACGATAGCCATATAGTACGGCGGTAAAACCTGAGTCCTGAACCCGTTTGAGTGCATAAAGCACTGAATCAGTGTCTGGGTTGCCGCTTTCCACGTCTAGCATAACGATACTACCTTTTGGTGTTTGTACTTTTGGCAGATAATAATTAAGCATCTGATCGGCTTCGGCATTATTTGCAAACTGCGCATAAATATAAGTATGTGCACGTTTGCCTTGTGCAATCGTATATTGGACTTGTGTCGCATAAGTGGATTGCGGAACAAAGTAGCCATTATAATAGCCACCTACTTGGGCAATGGCGAACTTATCCTGTGGCGATCCGAATACACCATTATTGCCCTGATATTTAGACCAGTCTACCCCTTGTTGTCCCTTAGCAGCTTGTGCTGGAGCGTTGGATAAGACTACCGGAGCAACTAAAAAAGCAGCCGCTAATGCGACTGCCCCTGTTTTAATTTTGTGTCGCATTACTGGTCGCCTCCTTGACGGGCGGGATGTCTACTGTTGCTTCCGGAGCTGGAGCCGTGGAAGCTGCCGAACTAGCCGCACTTGAAGCGGTATCCTTGCCAGATTGTAAGAGGTTGACCAAGTTTTTAAGTTGATCAACCTCTTTTTTCAAATTATCATTTTTATCAGCCACAGCCTTTTGGGCGTCGCTGTTGGCTTTTACGGTTGTAGCAATCCCACTAACCCCGTCAAATAGGCCACTGGTTGCACCACCAGTTAACGCTCCGGCTAAAGCAGCACCAGCGTAATTAGTGTCGTGAGTGACAACTACCGCAACTAGGCCGCCAAGCGCACCAATAATGATACTGGCCCAAGGTAACACCCAGCTAGGCAAATTGGTGATTTTCTTGAGTCCTTGTGTGGCCAGCCCTGATATAGCGGCAATCACTGCCAACTCAGCGGCGGTTGCTAAATTTAAATTAGTAATAATATTCATAATTTTTATCCTCCAATTAATCCACGAGACTTCAGCTTTTTGTTTTCGGCGCCCAAACGAGCATTTTCAGCCTTGTAGTATTCGTTACTCTTTTTGAGATGGTTGTTTTCTTTAGTCAACAAGGCCAGTTTTTGATCAAGCTCGCGCTCCATTTGGTCCTTTTGTTTTTGCAGTTCATTAAATGAGCCTTGCAAATCTCGGTACTGATCGCGTACAGTCCTAATCACAAATTGCTGCATCTCATCTTGTTCACGTTTAGCGTCAGAGCGATCTTTCCGGTGGGCGTGACTAATTGCCCCAACAGCACTTAGCAACCCGGCCATGGCACCTAGTAAAGCGATAAAGTTTTTTGTTACCAAATCAGTCATGCCGTCGATCACCTCGCATTGCCGTACCAATAAGCAAGACAAACGCCAGGCTCATTGACACCCAAGTTAAATTAAAACGTTGATCTAGCAACCCCCGCCATGCGAAAGCAAATGCCATCGCGCCGTAAAGTGGTGCTGCGATCACAACCCCAATATCACGCCATTTACGTTGGCCTAGGAAAACTCCCAGCAATAGAAAAAAACCTGCCAAAACTAGCAAGCTTGCGAACCACCAGTCGTCGACAAAATCGGCGCCGAGACGTTCAAAATGTGGTAGTGGCGGCGGTGGCGTAATCTGCGGATTGTCTAAATAATTCAAATGGAAAAATACATAAATGCCACCAATTAGCGTAAATACGCCGTAGGCTAGATGAAAATACTCCTTACTGAGTCGCTTCTTAATTAGTTGCATTCACCCGCCTTCTTCCTTTTATGCAAAATAAAAAATGCCTACGAAGGCGTCACTGAGTAGTCATTACCGGTTAATGATTTAAAATCAGCCGCGGTAATATAAGCCGCTTGGACAAATACTTTGAGATTGTCGACTGTATAAAGGCCGAGTTGATAATACTGCTTGACTAAATCACCCATTACTAAGCACCTCCTAGTCGACTTGTTGCCGTCGCTAATAATAATTGTGCGTTAATTTTATCTTGTGCCGTTTTATTATTGGCCATGGTCAACAAGACTTGCGCCATTTGCTGTTGATCCGACGTTGGATTAGCCGGTTCTTGCTGCTCGGACCACGCCTGCTTGGCCTGATCGAAATACATCCAGCCGCCGTTAACCGGGTTAACCCAAGCAACGTCCGTCCAGTTAGTCTTTTCGTCGTCACTTAATTGGTAATCGTCCGCGACTTCTTGCGTAAATAGTGTCGCCCGGCCGTTGTCATCAAAATTATTTAATAGTTTAATTGTCATCGACCCCCTTAAAATCCGTACATCACGTCAATATCAATGGTCGCGCCCGGTGAAATCCTAGTCCAAGCAGAGCTTAGAATTAGTTGCCGGTTGCTGTGGATATCGATGCGGCCCATTTGGCCAGTGGCTAATAGTACCGTATGTGGTGCCGTCTGCGTCACAGAACCAGAAATTGGCAGGGATGAATCAAATGTCCCCATATTAAAGGCAGTCCCCTTTGGTTGGCCAACTTTATTGGTGTATACTAAGCCCATGTTGAGTAAGGCTAGGCCATGCCCGTCATTGCTTAAATCATTAAGCACCGCCATGTGTGGTGAATAGACAATCTTTGTCGGATCGTTTGGCGTAAACTTAGGCGTTAAGAACTGCACGTTTCCGCGGCCGACGGCGTCGAATAGCGCCGACACTTCGCCTTTACTCGTTGTGACGTCCGGTGATGTGATTGCCGTTGAAAATGCATTACTACCCGTAAAGATATTATTACCCGTAAAGGTATTATTACCGGGCAACAAGGCAACTTTGCTGGCTGCGATCTCGCTTAATAATGTTGCTAAGTCTGAGGACGCTTTGCTGTAAGTACTGGCCAGTTCTGCCTCCCATTTTGATAATTGGCTGCTATATGGCGTCATGTTAATATATGCGTCGACATAATCTTCTGTCACCCTGAAGGTGCAATCATTAGTTGTTAGCCGTGTTCCTGCGCCATCTGTGATACAGAAAAAGCATTTAAAATCACCGACGGTATTAAAAGCGCCGTTAGGAAAGCTGAAATCAACGATACCTAAGCTGGCATTAACAATATTAATTGTCCCAAAGGCTACGATCGGGTTTTCACCATCGGCCGTATTAGCGCCAAAATACATACTTTGTCCATCTTTAAAAACGTGCGGAATGGCCGGTGAAAAACTGTCATATAACTGCATGCGCAAATAGCTGTTGTCATCGCCTTGGCGGCCGGTGAAATAATCCTCTAAGCGAATCATATTGCCAACTGATGATTTATCCAAATCGAATTTTACAATAGCTCCCATTTATTTATCACCCCTCATTTATTGTTGCAAGCGTATTTAGCGCCTGATTAATTGCTGTGCTGTTTTGGTTAAAGTGTGCTAAATAACTATGATTAAGCAGCAGTGTTTCTGGTTGCCAGAGCGTGACACTGATATCCAAGCCTAGTTGCCGCGCCGGATTTAATAGCTCATTTAGTCGTTGCTGGATATAAGCGATTTGCTGGTAAGCTGCCCGATATCCTTGCGTATTTAGATCTGTCATTAGCCAGTTAAAAAAGTGACTGTCAGGCACATACTGATTAATATCCGTGTCAATTAAGCCGACAAAACTATCGCTAAATTGATCCAATGTTAATAGTGCCAGCAAAAAGTTAGCATTAAAAAAGGCCGGCAAACTGGTTGCTGACCATGCGGACGGAATCGTTAATTGCGGTGCCACTTGCGTAAATTTAGTCACGCTTTCATTAGCTTGATAAATTGCGTTAGTCACATTATTAACCGCTAAAAAGTTTCCGGTACTGCCATTTAGAACTTGATTATTACTGGCTAAAATATTGTTAAATCCATTTTGACCAGTTATCGAAATGTAACTGTCCGTCGGGTTATAATTGTTAAATTGATTACCGCAAATCGCGACACTTTGTCCTGTTGCTACCGCCTGATTAGTGGTTACGGACGTTCCCCAGGCGCCAAGCCAGACAAAGTTAACACTAGCTGGAGCCTTAACACGGTTAATCACATTATTAGCAATGACAATATTGGCTGTCTCACTTGGCAAATGGATTGGTGCTACGTGGCCGTTACCCGATTGCGGATAGTTATCTGTTAACGTGTTTCCGATAAAATAGATGTCGTGAATCATATCACTTTGGTTGATCTGATCGTGCTGACCAATCGGATTAGCAGCGTAACGTTGTAAGCTACCGTCTGCATTAGTGATTGGATTAAAAGCACAGCCAATCACGGCTACGTGACACGTTGGCAGATTATCATAGCTGTTGGCGTCAGCCGGATAGGCGTAACTCATACCACCTTTATAAGCATAATCGGGTTGGATTGCCTCAGAAGTCGTATTGCCATTGCCACCTGTGTCAGAGGTATTGGCGCCATAGCCGTTAAAGTCACAATGCCAATACAAAATATGACTGCTACCGTCTAGGTCGGTGCAATGGCCACCAATTTGCTGGGATTTAATCCAGTGGCAATGGTCAAAAATAACGTACTTGGCGTGTAGCATTGAGTTACATAACGCTGATCGCCAATCCAAATTACTGTTATCGCCACTGCCAGCAAAGGTAGCGTTGCGCCACGTGATGTTCTGCGTGCCGCCATCATAGCCTTTGTTTGGGCTTGGGTAGTGGAGGATGCCAACGTTACCGGCGGATTTAAAAATGGCATTATTGTCAAAGATAAACTCCAAATTGGAGTGCAAAATCACGGTGTTGAAACAGTACGTTCCGGCGGTTACGTGGATCACCGTCTTATCATCTGAGTCAGTGTTAGTCATTAGTTGATTAAAGGCTGCCGTATTATCCGTCTTACCGTCACCTTTGAGATAATCAGCCAGCTCTATTGTTTGACTCAACTAGCTCACCTCTTTTTGTTTTATTAGCTTACCTATTCGGCTGCCGCTGAACTAGTAGTGTCAGTGGCTGCTGAGGATTCTGGTTCTGGTGCTGGCGCCTCTTTTGCCGGTTCTGCTGGTGGGTTGACGTAGTCAGCACCCTTTTTGCGAGCCAGTACTTCAGCCTGCTTACGACTTAAGTCATCAAGGGCAACGCCATCGTTTAAATCGTCCGTAGTCAGGCTGACTGATAAATTGATGTTATTACGGTTTTCAGTGCTGTAACCTTTCAACGCGATTGCAATTAACTTGGTGTCGCTAGACGCCTTGTCCAGTATATAAACGATTGAGTCCACATCCACATCAAGCTCAGGTGTTGTGCCCGCTGTCGGATTGATAAAGCTGACCGCCTTTTTACGGGCTAACTCAATGATTTGTGTGCGAATAAGATCGTCAAACTTAGTGCCGGACGGTAAATCCTCACTTGCTAAAATAATCGTCATGCTGGCTGATTCGCGGCTATTGTTATAACCTTCTAAGCTCACAACGATGCTTGTGGTAGCGACTTTATCATCAAGATTATATGTGACTGATGGTACTGTGATTTCTAGCATAATTATTTACCTGCCTTTTCTGATTTTTGTGCAGCTTCAAACGCGTCTAGCAGTGCATCGTAGGCTTGGGCGTTTTGACCCTCAAGTTCACCGTCATAATTTTCTAAAATTTTCTGGCAATCGTCAAGGTGGTTGACGTAAGTACCACCTTCGATTTCGACCTGTTCTAGCATTAACTTGCTGTGTTCAGCCAGATATTCTTTGGCCCGATTGGGATCGATTTTGACGTTACCATTTTCAGCTTTTTCTTGTTTGCCGTTTTCGTCTGTTTTAGCATATTCGTCAATCAACGCTTGTTCACTTTCCTGCAATTCCCGGACTTGATTGGTCAATAAATTAACGAGTTTTGTGCGTGCACGGCTGTCCTTGCCTTTTAATTTTATTGTGCCTAAAAAGTTTACAGATGGTGCTAATACTTCGTTTGCTAAAATGATTTTCATGTTAAAAAATTCCTTTCTCACAGTCCGATTTTGTTGACAATGTTGTAAAAATCAATCCATTTATTATCCCGCTCGAGATATAACGAGCCACCATCGCCAAATGCAATACCAGAACGCTCGTCGTTAGCCATAAATCCGGTACTCCAATGGCCAGCAATCTTCGTGCGGACTACGTGCATTTGCGCTTTATCATCTGGATCTTGAGCTCCGATTGTCGCGAAATGCGTCTTATCATCAAAAGTCCAGCCCTGGAAGACTCCTAGCTCAGCGATGCGGTTGCGGCTGTACATTAATTGTGGACGTACAGTGCCATTTGATTCCTCCGAAAGCACTGCCCAGTAATCAGCGCCATTATATTTGAGAATTGTGTTAAATCCATTAAACCAAGAATCAGTTTTTAAGTTGTATGGTGACCCAGTAATTTCTCCCAATGTCTCACCGGTGACGGTATCGCCCAAGATGATGCCGTCGCCGGTTAAAGTTAAGCTAGCCTTATTGCTGCTGGTAGATGGTAAAAATGCGATCATTGCCGGCGTAATCTGCCAACCAGTCCCGTAAGTGTTAAGGCCAACGGCGATCGCATTAACATCTAGCTTATCTGCTGTGATCGAGTGTGCGACAATTTTACTACCGTCTAAGCTTACGATTTTGGCATCTAAAATAGATGCGTCGGCGATCATAGCTGTTTTAATCACACCGGTGTCGATTGTTGTGTCACCGGTAATATGGACCTTTCGACCGTCGATCAAAATGCCCTCACTTGACACATTAATTTGACTAACTAAATCACCCGTTTTAACACGTAAGTTAATGTCGTTTTTAAGCTGGGTTATTTGCGATGACACCGTGCCTGCAGTTAAATCAATAGGACCAATTTTGCTCGTAAATTGATCACTTAATAACGTTAACTGTGCTTGTGTTACCGCGTTATTAGCCGTTGCTTGGACACCTGACAAGGTTTGTTGTAAGCTTGTGTACTTTTCGTTTAATCCATTTTGCACACTACTAATCTTGCTAGTTAAACCATTAGCCGTTAAATCAAGCTTGCCCTGCGTCCACGTTTGAGTAGCCATATCACTAGTCATGTTTTGCACACTAGCGGTAACCGTGGCGGCGATCTTATCCGCCTGCACATCAAGCTCGCCCTTAAGATCGTTGACTGTGCCATTGATCTGATCGACTGTGGTCGTATCTGCCTTGAGTTTAAGACCGTCCGCCGCAAACTGAGCTAAGCTTTGAGTGGTCGCAACGGTACCCGCCAACTGGTCAACAGTCTCAGTAGTTGCTAGGGTCTTAATTGTACCGGCGATATCGTCCACCTCAGTCTGAACAGTAGCCGCCGTTGTTAAGGCTGTTTGCGCATTAGCTAACGCGCTACTGGCATTAGTCGCTGCGGTAGCTGCAGCTGCTTTGGCGTCATTGGCAGCTTCGCTGGCCTCACTGGCAACGTTACTATCAAAACCAGCTGCCGCTACTGCACTGCTAGCTGCCGCCATGGCATTACTGATATTAGCCTCAGCGCTAGCGATACTCTTTTGCTGTTCCGCCACGGCACTACTGACAGCGTGCAAGTCTGCTGTACTGATATCTGCGACCCACTTTGCGCCGTCCCAGTGCTGCATGGTAATTGTGCCATTGGCGTTGGTCTGATAATAAATATCACCGACCACCGGCTTATCTGGCTTACTAAACCACAGATCACCGTCACCACCGGCCTTGGCGATGTGATCAACGTCCTGCTGGATATTTTTAATCACATCGGCATTAGTCAGATAGGCGTCAAGTCCGAGTACGGCGTCGACGTGTGTTTGCGGCATGAATTGTGTTCCGCTTTTTTTTAGCAATGGAATAATATCAATCGGCACCGATCTCACCTACTTTCTCACCTAGTAAAATATTTGCAGTGTAATTATTTGATCCGGCCTTACTAGCCGCAATAGCCTTGTTAATTTCGTTTTTCGTGCTACGTTGATAATCCAGGATTGTCTGCTCCGTGTTATTCATAACGATGTCAGTTCCTTGGCTTGGATCAAAGGGGTACCACGTATAACTGACAGTCTGAACGTTCGTAACATATCCCTTATTGCGTACTTCCAGCCGCCGCATTTCGCCAGCAACTGGCCTAATATTCTCAGTAGCAATTACTTCAATCGTCAGAGCCGGATCGGGTTGCAATTGTGTCTTTGCATAAGTCTGCATCGAATTTGCATCAGTAAAGCGTTCATCCGAAATATCATCTCCAATGTGCAATCCCCACTTACTAATAGAGTCATCATCTGATACTGTGATCGGATTAAAATAATAACTGGTTGTATTGGTATTACCATCGTCGCTGTCATTATCCTTAGTTTTACCAAAGGCCTTAACTTGATTAACTATCGTCTGACTGTCATAAGTTAATTTAACCTCGTTAGAATTATTTGGATAATCTAGTCGATTGCCTAAATCCTGCTTAAAAGCATCATCCGAATAAACCCGAATATTTTTATTATCCGGAAAAATAATTGCTGTCGGCCACGTATCTAAAATCTTGCTTAAACAATCCTTGCCATCGCTATTACCTAAATCCGTAATGACTTGATTATCAAAAGTCCCAATCACTTGATAAGTAAATCCATAAGTGTTGCCTTTAAAATAAAAATCAAGCACATCTGTAACACTATAAGTTTTGTCGCCAGTATTGACGTTCCGTTGCCGAATTCGGCTCACTTCGTTATAAACATGCATACAAGTCATTTGTTTTGTTTCAATTCCACCAATAATATTGGGCTCATTCGTTTTAACAATATATTCTTGACCATCAAAAAAGACGCTGGATTCAACATCCAACATCTCATAGGCCTCACTTTTGTCATCCCAAACGGTAAATTGTAATTGGTAAGTGCTGTTCTTTTCCCATTGCACTTGAAAACTATTAAATAATACACAATTCAAAGGCTCTTTTTCGGCGCTGTTCAAGCCTTTAACTAGTATTTTAAGCAATATAAACAAACGGGAAACTAAAAGTAATGTCAATATCTGTCGCGCCGGTAACCGATATTGAGTTCCACCCTGTATTAAGGGTGATGTTGCCATAATCAGTATTCACACTAGCCGCATTGCCATTAAGCGTGGTGTTAACTCCATTTAAAATAATGGTGTCCGATTTACTGGCCGCCTTATTATAAGACCACTCTGTTTCATTAGTGTTATTGGTTAATTTAATAGAGTCGCCTGAAAACTTAACTATTATTTTTAAGTCGTGCTTTTGCTCGTACGGTTCAATTGCAATGTCGCTGGGATTGTAAATTTGAAAACTAGTTGTCGTAAAATGATAAGCGCATTCCTGATCCGTTGGTAAATACATCCCCATCTGGATTTCAGTGTCATTCGTGTTAATTTCATCGCTTCGTGCTAACGAATATTTATATCCGCTGGGATTATCAAATGGGATCGTAAATTGACTGTCATTGGCAAAACTTTCTGTTGGTGCAATATTAAAAGGCGTTGCCACAACATATTTAACAATTGCAGGTTCTGCATCTGTTCTGATTCTTAATGATTTCCTACTGCTAAATAAGCGATATATTTCGTGCTTTGCTAGTTTTAAATTGTAATAATCACTAAAGCGTAAATAAAAGTTCGCGTTAACCGTGCTTTTATCAAAATTCGAGGCAATTAACGTTTGACCGTCAACGCCAGTGTTTTGCCGATAAGTATTAAGCACATTAGGAGACGTTGAATCCCCTAAAAACTGTAAACCGTTAATTGCCTTAGAAACTTCAACTTCTGGATCATTACCAGATTTCACATATAATTTTGGTTTATCTAGCAAATTTCAACACCTCCTAAAGTGATTGTAAATTCCTAGCAGCCTGATCGCGCGCTTGTTGCTTATATAACTGAGTTTTGTCAAATGATGATTGTTGAATTGCTTTGACTTGAGCAACATTAATTCCCAATAATTGTGAGAGCGAATTATTAAGTGTTGTTAATCCATTAAGGACGGCTTCTAACTGTTTATTACTATTACTAGTCGTCGAATTAGTGGTACTGGTTCCATCTTGAGTCTTGAAGTAATCAAGCGATTGCTGCATAACTTGATAGGCTCTGGAACGCTTCGATAAGTCAAGCGGCATAACTGCTTCTGGCATGTTGCCCTCGGCCATTTCAACCATTTGGTGTTGTCCAACAATTCCGCCATTTGCCATCCGCTTATGACCAGTCGGACCCCAGCCACCGGACACACTGATATCTGCCAGCCAGTTTGAATCATTAAGCAAGGCCAATAATTGGACGTATCCACTACCTAAGTCTGCTTTTACCCCTCGTGGAACCCAGCTACTTAAAGTTGGCTGAATATACTGTAATAATCCTTTAGATGGCGTGCCGGCCTTTGCATTTGAGTCCCAATTATTAGACACGGCTGCGTTACCATTAGACTCTTGCGTAATTCTTCGTAAAATTGCATTCAATCCCGCCGCTGTTAGCTTAACGTTCATTTTTGCAGCAGCCTTTTTAATTGTCGCAGTCCAACGTTTTGCACCTGATCCGCTCGGATTGTTAGCCGATCCAAAATCTCCAGCAGATTTTACTAGCTTGGAAATAGCGTCCGCAATTCCGGTTAATGATTTATCAACCATTCCTTTGGACGCACCTCGCTGCATACTGCCAACGCCAGAAACACTGCTAATATTAAACGTTTTCGCTGCTAAATCTTTCAATGCTTTTAGCGGATTAGTTATTTTACTTAAAGCGTCACTAGCAGCATCCGATACGTCATCAAAAACATCAGAAGCACCGCTTTTAACTTTTTTAAGAAATGAAGCAATATCGGTTGATCCTTTAGCGTATCCTGGCAAAGCCTTACCGTAATTCCCAGCCATTACTTTTCGTGTGTCTTGGGCATTAAGAATCTGATCACCCGGTTGCACATTTATAAACTCTGGGCCTTGTGCACCGATTAAATCAACTTTTCCTGAATACGGCCGGTATTTAAGTTCTGCACCGGCTTCACCAACTAGAGCCTTAGAGGCTTTTGTGATTCCACCACCTGTGGCATGAGCACCACTGGTTACTCGCGTATAGGCAAAACTAGAAGCACCGGCATCAACTGGCTTAACGCCAAACCACTTAGTCAATTTATTAAAGAAACTTGCAACGGCTTTCCAAATTGAATGAGTACCTTCGCCCTGCTTCTTATTTGCTTCCATTGAGCTGTTGGCCTGATTTGTGGCGTGATCAATAACGCCCTTAGACTGGCTAGATGCTGCACTTTTTACTTGATCGCGCTGATCTTTAGCATTATTTATTACTTTGTCATGCTGAGCTTTGGCCTTATCTGTTGTACTGCTAGCCTGTTTATCCGCATGATTAATCACTTTATTCTTTTGATCTAAAGCAGCAGAAACAGTGGCATCACGCTGTTGTTCGGCCTTCTTTTTAACATTAGCACGCTGGGTTTCGGCCCATTTACTATTGCCTTTATATTGGCTATTTGCAGCTGAAACTGTATCTCTATACTGTTTCTTTGCTGCACTAATTGATTCATTGGCTTGGTTGCCCGCGGCTTTACGCACAGAATTTGCAGTTTTAATTGCAACGGCTGTTTTTTGCTTATATTCTTGGTTAGCGTATTTAACAGTGTTTGTGTACTGCTTCTGGGCCGAATTAAGAGCATTTTGTAATTGTTTATTACTTAATTTTCCTTTGTCAGCAGTCAGCTTTTTCATGATACTTGTTTCTTTATTCGAAGCCAATTGAATTTTACCATTTAAGGTGGTATGCAATTTGGCTTCTTTAACCATTTCTTGCGAAGAAAATTTAAGTTTCTGATTATCTAATGCCTTAGCCTTTTTGTTCTCATCTTGTTTAATAACAGCAGTCTGCTTAGACTGATCTTTTTGAAACTGTTCAGAATTTTGACCGTAATTTTTAGAATCTCTAAGCGCTTTAGCATTAGTCTTGGCTTTATCAGAGGCTATTTTTTTATTCCATTTGGTTTCTAGCTGAGACCGAGACTTAGAATAATATTTAGTAACAGCATTTCGATCCGACTGTGACATCTTTTCGAATTTAGAAGACTGACTGCCTTCCTGCTTTGCTGCCGCTAATCGCTTCTTATATTCCGCCTTTGTTAAATCACCATTTTTATAAAGTAATTTAAGATCGGCTTCATCCTGCTTTTGCTTATCAGAATAGTACTTCTTGGCTTCTGAATTAAGCTTGCCATAGGCCGACTTCATACTGATTTTTGGTGCTTTAATTTTAGTCTTGCCCATGGCACCTGATAATGATTTAGAGAACTTTTTGGCAATTGACTGGGCGGTTTTAGTTCCGCCTAGTTGCTCACCAATTCCTGCACCAATCATGACACCAGTCGGGCCACCGACAGCACCAATAGCACCACCAATGACAGCACCTACTGTTTTACTGGTTGCCTTATATTTATCTTGGGCCTTACCTGATCCAACAGCCTTAGCAATTGATGAACCTGCATCCCAAGCAGTAATCGCTAAGCCAGCACCATTTATTAGTCTTGAACCTAATCCTGTACCTAATAAATTCCATTTACTGCCACTTTTAGCGACTGCTTTTTCAGCATCACCAGTTAATGCAGATGCCTCACCGGTTGAATTTTCTACCTTTGAGGCCGTTGTGGTAACACTAGGTGTGGCGCTAGTAGTAGTTTTACTAACTTCGCCACTGCCAGTCGTGCCAATAGAATCGGCTCCCTCTTTGGCCTTAGCGTTGGCTTCATAGGCTGCTGTCTGAGTTTCAACTAATTTAGTTTCTGCCGCAATCTTTTTACTTTCAGCAGACTGGATCACACCTAATGATTCTAGGCTTCTTACAAATTTTGTAACTTTGTTAACGGCCCAAATTGCAGCCATTGCTTTACCGATATTTTCAACGGCTTTATAATGTTCAACCGCAAATACACCGACCTTTTCAATTCCACCAGCAACTTTGCCAGTTTCGGTAGCAGCTTTTTCCACATCATTTCTAAAATTCTTTTCGGAAAATAGTTTTGATAATCTGTTAGCAGCATCCGTCATATACGGTAAAAGTTTTGAACCAAACATAATAGTTAAATCGGACCAAGCCTGCTTAAACCGTTTCTCAGACATTTGCGCAGTATTGCTGTTTTTATCAGCTAGTTTTTGCACATAAGTGCCTTTGTCGCCAGCCTTTTGCACCTTATCGGCTAACGTGTCTAATTGACTGCTGTCTTTGGCCAAAATAATTCCGGCATTCATACCAGTTGTTCCAAATAGACTCTGAAATACGGCATTTTTATCACCAGTACCCATTGCCTTAGTTTTATCGTTAATTACACCCATAACACTAGATAGATTTTTAAGATTACCATTGGCGTCTTCAATGTCACTCTTTTTAATACCCAGTTTTCCAAGAACACTATCTTTGCTATTGATATTCTTAACATCAGTAGTCAGACTATTTAAAACTTTTCGCAATCCAGTTCCGGCCTTATCAGCTTCCTGACCATTGTTTGATAAAATACCTAGTGCTGCACTAGTGGTTGATAATGATACACCGGCAGCATGTGATGAGGCCCCAGCATATTCCATTCCTTTACCTAATGACGAAAAGCTGGTAGCGGTCATATCGGCCGCATATGCCAACTCATTAACAGTTTTTCTAGAATTTTTAGTCATCTTCGCAGTATTATTCGTCCGCATGCCAAATGAATCAACTGTTGTACTTGCTACTTTGACCACATCATTAAAATCATCACCACTGGCAACTGATGCCTGCAGTTCAGCTTTCATAGAGGATAAGGCCTCTGTTGACGAATACCCACGTTTTACTAGTTCCTGGTATTGATCCGCAATGTCTTTTTGCGACTTGCCATATTTAATCGAATATTGTTCACCGTCAGCCTGCATTTTAGAAACATTTTTAGTTGCTTCAGCAGCATTCTCGCCACCGCTTACCAATATATTAGTGGTTCGCTTAAAACTATCCTGTAAAGTAGATGCTTTCTTTGCACCAGAGATAGCGGCGGCACCAATTAGGGCAATACCACCAGATGCAACCACTGCCGCGCCTTTAATACTGCTAAGACCAGATTTAATCTTAGTACTGGCCAGCGAAACGTTATCGCGGGCCCGAGCTCCAGCGGTAGACATGCTGCCAACTGAACTGTTAACCTTTTTAATTTCGGCTTCATTAACTTTATATTTAGAAGTTAATTCGGAAATTCGAACGCCTTGTTTTTGCGCATCACTTGAGGCAGAACCGTATTTACTAGATAGTTCTGTCATTTGCCGCTTTTCGGCTTCAAGCTGTGTCTTCATACGCTCATGAACATTAACTAGGCCGGATAATTTAGTCTTTTGAGCTTCAAAAGTTCGTCCTTGAGCTTCTAAAGCAGTAACGTCACTTTTGGTTATTCGCGTCTGTTGCTCAATGGCATCCTTAAGCCTAAGTACGCCAGAACGCTGTAAATCTTCTGACCTAGTTGCTCGTTCTTGTTGGCCTTGTAAGTTTGAAATAGATCGTTTGGCTGATTCAATCTGGTTCTCATATTTAATATATGATTGCCGACCTTTTTCAGTTGATTGATCAAGCCCTTCTTGCTTTTCTTTCAGTTTTTGAATAACCAGTTGTTGAGCATCAATTGCTCTGCCAGCGTCCGTAACCTTTTGAGCATAAGCTGCCATGACACCTTCACCAGACTTAATCTCAGTAAAGTTGGACTGCATCGCAGACTTTAAAAGCTTGGCTTCGTCACGAAGTGTTCTTAACGATCGAGTCATGCCACCGTCGTCCAAATTAACGGCAAATTGGTAGCCCTGTATTTTTTCCACTGTGATTTACCTCCCTTAAATAGCCCCGATTCGTCTAGCAAGCTCGAATGGGTCTTGAATGCGATCTTTGCGTGACTTAGCGCTCAAAGCGTCCTGCATGTCACTATAGCTACTGTCATAAAACTGTTGCGGCAGAATTCCTTGTTCTAAAAATTGTTGCGCCATATAGTCAATATCCTGAATAAAATTTCCCAATTGCCAAGCTAGTTTTCGTCTGGCGATTTTGGGTCTGTTTCTACCTCAGAATCGTCTTCATCTTCGTCACTGTCGTCATCTAAAGATGGCATTTGAATTCCCAAAAACTTGATCAAAAAATCATTAAAAATGTTGTATTGATCGCTAAAAGATTGGTCCTGTAAGCCGGCCTTTTCTTTTGCAGACAAATCAGCGATATCAGCAATTGTGTTAGCAATTTCCTCGGTTAACATTGGCGAGTTGCCAACCAATTGCTTAATACTGTCATCATCTTCGGTGTCAAAACGCTTAATTAAACTCTGATAATGCTGAGCCACTTTTTTTACATTTTTTGATGAATCAATAATTTTAAAATTTTTATTTTCAATGCCAATAACACTACCATCAAATTCAACGTACTTTGCCATTTAAAAATCATCCTTTCGTTTAGCCGCCCCGTTAAGTACTGTGAATTTATTTGGCGACTAAAATACCTAATTAAGCCTGGCCACTTTCGGCCGAACTAGCAGAGCTTGCTGTTACTGGAGCGGTAGATGATGCCACAGCAGAACTTGCGCCACCTTGACTAGATGGCGCTACGCTTTTGGGCCAGTTGTGCCTGCATTTTCAGTAATATAAGTCTGCCCAGGGAAGACTTCTTCGAACATTGCTTGTTTGTCAAACAAAGGATCGTCTCCATAGAAAACTTTGTAAGGCTTGCCATTAAATGGCGCGTAATTAATAGACGTGAACGTTAAATTATCATCATCACGAGTTTCTGCAGTATCAGTATTGGTTCCGATATTTTGGCCGGCCTCGTTGTAAATGCCACGACCAAAGGCATAATAAATTGACCCATACGTAATTGGTGATTGTGATTCAATAATCAGGCCACATTCAACCGTCTGATCACTATCTGAATAACCGCCTTTGCCATCAGAAATTCGGCCTAAGATCTTTTGCTTAACTGAGTAATTAATCAGGTTTGAATCAATCGCAACAGAGGGCGCAGAAGGCGGATTGGAAACATCAACGACTTCATTATTACCGGAAATCTTTGTTGGCGTACCAGCCAAACCAGTGATATTAGCGGTTTTAGTACCCAAGTTTCCGTTTTTTTTATTTGTATCAATTAAATAGACGCCAGTAGCATTTAAGCCTTTTTCGGCGTCAATAATAGTTGATCCGTCGGCGTCTTTTACGCCGGTGTATAGCATTTTTAAACCAATATTTGCCATTTAAATTTCCTCCTTGGAATAAATGAATTTCAATGTATTTTCAATATTTTGTGTATCAGGTGTAAGCACGTGTCCGGCATCGCTGTTGCAATACAGACCATTTGTTAGCAGCAGGTCTTTCACCGCTTGCTCGATCGCACTCATATCTTCCTGATAGTCTTTTGGATAATAAAATTCGATTTGAACTTGTTTTTTAACGCTGACTGGTCTGCTATTGCCGTAATCTTGGCTATAGTCAGGCAACTCCGTAATTACTAAAATCGGGTCAGTATTCGTTAAATCATTTCCAATAAAAAAAGCGTGGATATGCTCCGCGCTTAAATTCGGTAACTGTTCGATTTCGTCAGCCAAAATATTTCTAACATAGCTTGCTGAAGTCATGCGCCACCACGCACCTTTCGATCAAGTTCTTGCTTGATTACTGAGCTGACGGCCGCTCCAACTTTGCCCTTAGCTTCTCGCTGTGTCGCTTCCCAGAAATGTTTACCGGCAACTGGCACATACGTCTTCCCAAATTTATCTTTCGGTGTCCAGCCATCGTTTTGAAAACGTCCAATATAGCCCTTATTACTCTCACTAGTAAAGCCAACAACGACTGCACCATTAGGCTGTTCAACCTTGAGTAGTGCGTCACGCAAATGAACTTTTTCGCCTTTCCGTAACTTAGTACTTTCCGGAATTTTTGGCTTCATAATTTGCGCAAAGGTTTCTGCACCTGCCTTATTAGCAGCAAATTTATCCATGTGACCAAAGCCTTGGGCTAGATTATCCAAAATATGATCAAAGCTGGCTTCATTTTTAATCTCATTAGCCATGATTTACCTCCCATTTATGACAAGTAATCAAGTCGTAACCGTCTGGTGGCAGACCATCATCAAAATTAACATTGTCAATCTGATAAACTTGCTTGCCATCTTTTCTCAGTAACATGCCTTCTTCAACTTCCAAATTGTGGCGAATAAAGAATACAGCCACATTTTTAGCGGCCATACCGGCTAAACTAAGTGATTGCTCCAATGACAGTGTCCATTGCCCTGCCCACAGTGTAAATTGTGGGACAAAGCCTTGAATAGGCTCACCCGTATTTTGATTAATGACATCAGTTGCAGATTCTGTGCCAAATTCTAATCGCAAATACATTCGTGACGGATTAATTGCTTTGGTCATCAGTGGTCGCCTCCATTTTCAGATCATAGAGCCCTCTCAGTTGCCCAATGATTGAATCAACCGGTAGATTAATGCTGATTGCTGTAGTCGGAACTAACGAGCTCCGGTAGTTATAATAGGCCGAGGCCAATGCCAGCACAGCTGTATTAAATAAATCAATCACACTGGCATCATCATAGAAGCTGTCTGATTCCGTGCCAACTGCTTGTGTGATATAGCTTTTTGCCGTATTTAAATATCCGGTCAGAAGCTGATCATCGGCATCACCATCTAGGCGTAGCGATAGTTTGAGGTCATCTAGTGTTGGCATTTAGCCACCTCCTTACTAATTATTACTTACCAGGTGTGGTTGTAGAACCTGCTGCAAAGTTCGCTGGTTGGTCAGCAATCTTATCAAATGATCCCGCAACCAGTGCTTCGTCATCGACTAATTCTGCGTCGAACCGATCAATCGAGCGAATAGCCGTTTGGTTACGATTAAACGCACGTTCAGTTTGTGTTGAGGTTGCAATATTTAATTGTTGCCGATCAAAGATTGTCATGAATTCTTTGAAATTACCAATATAGAATGGATGGCTCACATATTTACCATTTGAATCTAAATTATCAGGCAACCACGTATCTTCAACCCATACAACCGTCTTCCCATCAAGCTGATATGTTCCACTATCTTGTGTTACGTCCGGTTTAATCAGATAATCTCCCATAGCATTTTTTACCTTGCGTAAAGTTAAGAATCCTGATTTGTTAGTCAGGATAGTTGCAGAACTCATTAAAGACGCATCCAATTGGAAGATAGCATCAAACAAATCATCAAATTTAGTAATCGTTGCTTTCTTCTGCGTATTAGGTAATTTTGTTAGGATAGCATTATTCCGTGTGACAACGCTCTTGCGTGCAATATGTGTTTGCAGCCAGCTCAGCACGTTTTCAGCAGAATCTGCAAGTAACGAATTTGGTGCATAGAACAAATCTGCATAATCACCAATCTTATAGTCGATTTGCTTTAACGCTGGATAATCTCCTTCTGGAATATCTGTATTTTGATCAGTAATCAGGGTAGCGGGCGTGATTGATCCAAACTTTTCAATATTGCGAGTACCAGTTAATGTTCCGACAGACTCAACATTCACCAAGGGCTGTAAAGAAGCATATTGCCGCATTAATTCATTGATTCGGGTTTGGGCGTCAACTGGAATAGTTAATCCGGCCGCTGAACCATCTGAACCGGAAGAAGTAACCATATCCATATATTGTGATGGATGGCGAAGCATATCTTTAAATGTATCGACAAATTTATTCTTTTCATCTTTAGTTTTCACAATATGCACGTTTTTACTAGAAACTTCATTTTCTGCTTCAGCGTCTTCTAAGGTAGACTTGGCAAAGTCACGGGCAGTCTTAGCGGCCTTTAAATCGGCAGAAACTTTTTTGATTTCTTCGTCTGAATATTTGCTAGGATCTGCGACAAGCTCAGTCGCCATCTGTTGTTTTTTGTCTTGGATGTCAGCAACTTTGCTACCAGCCTCAATCCAAGCCGTATTTAAATCGTTAATCTTTTTATTCATTAGTTGATCTCCTTTTGATTTTTTCCAAATAAAATAGCCAACTTTCTTTGCATTAACGCATTAGCAGGTTGGCTTTCTTTAGGTTGTGTAGGTTTTTGTTTTGACTTGGAAATCAGATTCATAAATTTGTTGATTGCTGCTTTGGAAGGAATCTCTGAAATTGAATTAGTAAATTGAGGTTGCTTGTCATCGACAAACATAATCTCGTCAGCAAACCCTTTATCAACCGCGTCTTGTGCTGTCATCCAGGTTTCATTAGCCATTAATTGCAACACATCATCAGCGGCCATGCCAGTCTTAGCAACATACGCTGCAACAATAGACTGATCAATGCTGTCTAGCACATTCGACTCATGCGATAAGTCATCCGCGTTGCCTTGGACGCCTGACCATGCCTTATGAATCATAATTTGTGCTGTGGGTGAGATGGAGACTTTGTCGCCAGCCATCGCAATCACACTAGCAGCGCTGGCAGCTAATCCTTGAACATTAACCGTGACGTTCCCTTGATAATTTTTTAGCATCGTGTAGATCTCACTAGCAGCGAACACGTCGCCACCGTTAGACGCAATGTCAACTTCTACATCGTCATTAGGACCCGCGCTATCTAGCACATCCGACACGCCGGCTGGTGATACAGCTGGCATACCAAAGAATTGATAGAACGCCGCTGTCTCATCATCAACTACGTTACCTTTAATCATTACCTTCTTCGTTATTTCCACCTCCTTCCGCTGACTGGGTCACAACTTGTTGCGTTGCCGGATTTTTAGCTTCTGGCATATCTGCAGGGAAGTATCCCAATTGTTGCAGTACCCATGTCGCTTGGTTATTAGCAATTGTGCCGTCCTTAGCTAATCCAGATAGTGTCGTGGCAAAGGTATCGCCTAATGGGTCGATTGCCGGCCGTAAATTGGCGGTGATAGTCGCGTTCAGCTTGTTATCCAACTCAGATACAATACATTGCATATAACGGTTGAGCGCATTGGCGTACATGCCTTTGATCTGGTCAATGCTGCTTTGCTGATCACCTTGGCCGTTTAAATAGCTATCCGGAATACCAAATACTTTGGCAATCTGCTTGCTGGTCCAATCAGTCTGGCTTAGAAGCTTAGTTACATCGGCCTTCATCTCGAGTGGCTTATATTCTTCCAGCTCATCAATTACAACTGGGCCGCCATTTGACTTATTTACCTGCCTCATAAAGTTACGTGATCGACTAGCTTTCATTTTTTCACTCAACAGGCCGCCATGCTGAATAGATAGCACACCAGGAGCGCTTATCGAACGTGCTAAAGCAGCTAAGGTTAAGTCATTGGAAGCGTCCTTAATCTGTAGCTCACTAGTTAGTGCTTCTAAGGGGCTAATACCTGTTTGGCCGCCGTTAATACCAGTTAAACGAATGTGAATCATGTCGCCCTGTGGTACGTATTGCCGTACACCCAATTGGGTTTCATCAAACGTTACGGTATAAGTTAGGCCACTTCCGTCTTCTAGCAAGTAAGTTTCAACTTGGCTAGGCCGCAAGTATTCCCAGCGCAAATCTACTCCGTTAACGTTCCGCCAACGATAAGCAAAACATTCGCCGCCTAATAAAAGCTGGGCGAACATTGATTGCCAAAAGGCATGACCATTAGCAGTGTTGCTGGGATTGTTCAAAATACCTTGTGCTCGTGGCATATTGGCACTAAGCTGTACCGTCGCCAGATCACCGGATAATTGACTGACTACCGAATAAATATCGGAATTTTTTAATGCATCTGTTGCACTGACATAATCACGTTGGCCATTGGGGTTTAAGAAATTAACAATGTCGCTATCTTCAACGGGCACACTTTGCACTTGGTTCTTAATCTCAGGTGGTCTGAAAACCGGCATTTTTAATCACCTCCTTTACTCTGGGACGTGCTAATCACTTCTGACAGCCAGCCAATTACAAACAGTGTCACCGCTACTGCCATGACACCCCAAGGCTTGCCAAATAAAAATGCCCCGTAGTCTGCCACAATTAGGGCACTTACGAAGCATAAAAAGTCGAAATAGTGCCAAATCATGGCAAAAAAGCGTTTAAATATCATCAATATCATCTCCTAACAGCCCCGACTCTGGATTGTTAAACCATTCTAAGACCTGTTCCTTAGTCATACGTTCCACTTGCTTATCAGGATTGTTCACGTCTGAAAAGTCTTCAAAGTGATACATAGCTTGGAATAAGGCATCAATCAGCGCATCAACCACATCAATTTTTAGCGTGGCTTTTGCCTTATCAACCTGAATGCCAATCTTATCTTCATAAATCTCTGCATTCAGTAGCGCCTTTTCCATAATTCGATCATCAAGTCGGTCAACTGACCCTTCAACAAACACCTTTTGTAAAAACTTGGTTGGGTCTTTCAGTTCACTGGTTCGTTGACGAACAGCCTCTAACGGCCAACCAGAATTAAGCTCTAGCTGTTTGATAGCTGGCGTAGCTCCCCAAGCATCATAACCAAAAAATACCACCTCTAACCGGTGACGATCCACGAAGTTAAGCAGCCACTGATAGACTTGTTCATCATTAATTAGCCCTTGTGGGTGACTGCTAATCGTACAAAATCCCTTTTGAGCTAAATTACGATAATTGATGCCATCTTGTTTTTCTTTGGCTTCAATTGAGCCGGCTTTCTGCCACGGAATAAAACTATGCTGGTAAATAAACCAGCGTGGCTTGCCTGTAGCATCCTGATAGGGGAACACAAATGCCAAAGCGGTATTATCGCTAAACATTGAGTAGTCAAATCCAATGTAGACTTGACGATCATCAAAGCTAAACGATGGCACAATGGCTTTTTCAACGTCAGGTAATTTGAGGAAGCTGTCCACTGATTGCTCTAGCCAAAGGTTGAGGTTTTTGTTCTGAAAGTCATTAATTGTGCCTGACAGCGCGTCAGAATCACGTTTATCTGTCAGTCCGTTCATTAAGACTTCATATTGGCTTGGTAAGTCAAGCAAAGGATTACTTTTTACCCAGGTTTCCGGCTTAAACGTCTCGTCTAAGCTGTCTTGGGCCCAAATCAATCCTAAGTACGTATCGGCATCACGCAAATAATCTTGTTCCATGGCTTGCTGAATCATACGCTCATCATCGTGAAACGGAACAGTGGGATCAGGATATGCCGTTGAAATTTGAATAAATTGCTTATTACGCACCTTAACTTGTCCTGACAAAATCTTGGAAATCTTTTGTCGTGTCTTAATTTCACCAATTTCATCAAATATAGCCGTTGTAAAATGGAATGAGCCTAGCTAGTCATATTGACCGGCTTCGTGACTAATTGCTCGCAGTTTGTTGTTGTTACTGCTCATAACAACTTGATCAGATTGAGACGACAGTGTTCGTGTATCTAATCCACTATCTTTAATTAGTGTTTTAAATGGTTCAATCGTTGCAATCTTGGCTAACATCGACTTAATGTAGCCAAGAATTTTGCTCGTTTGCTTGTAATTAATAGAAGATACTAAGTAATCTTGGTTAGATAGTCCCAACGATTCGATTAAAAAACTGTAAGCAGTGATAATTGCCATTAGGTAAGTTTTACCCTGGCCTCTGGAAACCGAAACAATAGCCCGTGAAAAACGCTTGCCGCCGTCATCATTACGCCAACCAATTAGCATAGCCATAATGAATTCCTGCCACGGCATGAGCTTAGTTGGTTCGCCTGTATCAACGTTCGGACAGATGGAAGCAAATTTAAGTACTTGATCCACTCGTTTTACCGAGTAAGCAAACGGAAATTCAACGCTACCTTGTCGTTGCAAGTCTCTGATATGGCGAAAAGCCGCTAGCTTAATCAAATAACCAGTGGTTACCTTCTGATCTAAAACATCTAAAGCGTACTGAGTTCCTGCATCTGTGTATTCGTCACGAATACTTTTAACATCAATTCCACGGTATGCTCCTAGCACATCGTGTGATTGAGTAAGGTCAATATTCATAAGATCACCCCCTTTCACAAGTAGTCTTTTTTACTCTCCCAAAAATTCTTTCATACGATCACTAATACTTCGCTCATCCTTGTAGTCATCTAAGTTTAACTTGAGCAAATCACTACGTGACTTAGGAGATAGTCCCAATTCAGCGCCTAACTTCGTTAGATTCTTAACAGCTGAATCGTAAATTTGTGTCATCGGGTTTCGCTTATAACCTAAAAAGTCCTGACCGATTTTTTGACCAGTCTGGTCTTGCAACGTCTTATAGATTGCTTGGACTTCACCGTTTTCCTGGATATGTTTATACGCATTGCGATAAATCTCATATTGGGAAGCATATTGCTCTACAAGCCCGCTATCAATGCGCTTAACTGGGGTATTTTCCTCTAAAAAAGGCACTAATCGACGCCAAACTACCTTAGCTTGCCGTCCTAAGTAAGCTGGCGGTGTGCGCGTTAATTGACCGTTGTTGACGTCTTTATCTGCTTTTTTCATTTTCTCTGCCTCCTTTCATTATTGGGTGACCCCCCCTACCTAAAAATTTTCAAAAAACGTTTGCGTCACAAGACGATGGTAATGTGTGCGCTCTGCTGAAATCATTTTAAAGGGGGGCCATTGAATTTTATATCTGTTATTGGATAATCGTACTAATAAAAATAGACACGCTTAGAAACGCTTATATTAGCATTTAAAGCATGTCATTTTTTCTATATCATTTACTTCTGGAACTTGTTTTAACTCGTTGCCTTGACCGGTGCCATAGTAGGATTGTTCCCAGTCTGTCTTGATCCGATGGCAAGCACCACAGATCACGGCTAAGTTATCAACACTTGCTTTTAGTTTGTCATCGAACTCAATGGGAACGATGTGATCAACCGTCTTGGCAGGTGTCAGTCTGCCTTGCTGCTTACAGTACTGACATAAGTAGTGGTCTCGGTCTAACACTTGCTGTCTAAGGTGTGACCACTGTCGCGTCCGATAGAAGTTGTACTGCTGTTGCTTATCATCGCTACGATTGCGTGTGACTGTGTTGTACTTGTGAGAGTACTGCTTAGCATGTGATCTAGCCCATCGCTGTCTGCTTGCTAAGTACTCGGCCTCATGCTCATGGTGCTGCTTGCAGTAATGGTCTGGCAGTTCAACCATGGCGTGACAGCCTGGCAGCCTACATCGTCTAACTCTCGCCACGTTAACATCTCCATATAAATAAGCGCCCATCTCTGGAAGCCAATTAGGGTAAGAACATTACTATTAAAGGAGGAATCTGTTGACCCAAAGGCCAATGCTATTAGTAGGAGTCGAACCTACCAATAGCCATCCTGTATCGTGACAGGCCGCATAGTGAGTGATAATGTGGTTCATGGCTTTATATAGCAACTTAATCCATATCCTCTCGCAATCACTCAACACTAATAGAATAACGCTGTATAACGAATAAAACGGCCGGACATTGCCTCACGTTTGCCTCACAAAAGGTTCAAGAAAGTCTCACAAAAGCCTCAATTAAATACCATTAGTTCCTCATAATTAAATGATTCTGCAAACATTATGATAGCGTCTTTCTTTGTTCTATCAAACGTTGACTTTGCCATGTGCAACTCATAGGCCATTTCAACGTTGCTTATATTATCCCGGATATATTGTTCATTGATGATAGTTTGACTTACCTCATCTAATGATGCCACCGCTCTTAATATTGCTGGAACTTCTTCTTCGGCTATTAATCGTTCTTGAATTCGATGTTCATTATTATTATCGATTGATTGGCTGTGCGGCATTCCTGTCATAGCAGGCGATTGTAGCACCGTCAGTTTGCGACCTGCTATACGTCGCAATCGGCGATAATTTTTTAGCAGTCGCTTAGCCTTGTCACACGTTTCATCTTCATCCAAATTATCCAGTATCACTGCAACCGCCCCTTATGATATAATTAGTTGTTGGACTAAAGGGATGGCTGCCAGTAATGGTGGCTTTTTTTATTGCCAATCATCTACCAGATCACCTGGATTAATTTCCAATGCCATTGCAATTTTCTGTAAGCTAACAATTGTGATGCCGTTCTTGGTTTTCACTTTCATCATATTCTGCATCGACTGCGAATTAACTCCCGACAATTCAACAAGTTGATTAACTGACATGTTCTTGATTGCAAGTAAATATGTGACGTTATTTGCTACAACTTGCCTAATATCCTTTTCCAATTGATTCACCTCACTTACTCAACTGGCTCATAATTTTCCTTAAAGAACTCATCAGTAGCCGAACTAAATAGACCATTTTTATCAATCAGAATCCAATCACTGACTGCCAGTCCTATCCACCCTTGTATGGTTTCAATTCTGAAAGGTAACACATATGCTTCATCAAACTCAATGTGATACTTGTTAATCATATTATCGCTTCCATCAAACTGTTCGGCCTTGATAGTATCCGTTTTACGATAAGTTTTAATCATTTTTTCGCCTCCGATTTCACGATTTCCCCTGTTTTCTCAACACGCCAGACACCTAGCACCCATGCACTAGCGAAAGTGTTCTGATAGGTAATTATCCATGCCAAGGTCTCGCTAAACTTATATCCGTTTTTGGCCGTGTCTAAGACGCCCAGCAAATTAGTTTTCCCGTATGCTGATTGCAATATCTCTCCCACCGCTTTGGGTATCACCGGCAGATCATCTGGCAAGGCATCGTCATATCTGTTAATCATGTCATCATAATCAAGCCACCCGCTTTTAGCTAGCTCAATAGCAAACTCTTTATCCATCAGTCAGTCACCTCCACAATCGTCATTGCAGGAACAGTCCACCAATCTGGGTAGTCTGCTGATGCGTCCAAAAAGTTGTCGGCTTTATCGTAAGTGTCGAACGTTGCGATGGCCTCGTGTGAAAACATATCTTGACACTCATACTTAATTGTTATTGTCAGTCGCCTTTTTAGCTTCAGGAATAAACGCATTCATAGGTAGGCGCAATTTGTTGCCGTCCTTTAGCCTCACCATATAGCATTTCCCATCACTGCCAGATGGTTCTATGATGAGGTCGATGCTAACAACGTCACGGTCTGAATGACACTCAACTGGGTTGTTATGTTGCCCATCCCAAACCATTTTGAAATGTGGTTCATCGTACGGGTGCCCGACTTCAATCACCCTTGTTGTCTGGAATATGCTGCCGTCATTAAGATTCTCATCGTGATCCATCAAAGACAGGCTTTCTAGCCTGATTATTTTATTGCTCATCGTCAGTCACCCCTAATTTAATACGTTACAGTTTTAAAAATCTTACAACAGATTCTCCTACATACCCATGCTGCCAAATAAACCAAGCAAACGCCATAGTAGAACTCCAAGGATTACCTTTTTCGTCTAATGGTTCTCCACCTCTGTAAGGTGAAACTCTATCAACATGAACATATACATATTTAAGCGGTGTTGTTTTAAATAACTCGTACCTACCTTTGCTCTCTAAAAGCTGTAATTTAGCGAATATAACTACTTTATCGTTTGCAACCTCTAGGGACTTTTCAATAAACGGCTTAATTATTTTGAAAGGCGGGTTAGTTATAACGTTGTCAAATTTACGTCCATAATCGTGTGTTAAAAAATCTATGCCACCAGTGCCAAAGCCTCTATCAATTAAATCAGTAGACACAATTTCACTGCTTGGATAATATGCTTCTAATTCTTTACTGATGTGACCTGCTCCGCACGCTGGTTCTAAAATTGAACCATTTAAAGGTATATGTGAAAGAATTGCTTTTGTTGCTTCTGGTGGCGTTGCGTAGTAGTCATTAACTTCTCGCTTGCGTGTTAAACTACTGCCACCTGCTATTTGTGTTCCATTCATATGTTTAATCCTTTCATCATTGCTCATCGTCTTTCTCCTTTTTGATCTTCACGAACCCCGCAGTTTCCAGAATGTGAATGCGGTCAGCGTCAGTGATGCGTTGCATGCCTGTATCAAAATAAGCTATCCAATCAGGCTCATGTCTCTTCTGCATTACAGAAAATTTTAATGTTTCAATTAGATTAACATTGATAAAGCCACCGTTTTCAAGCTCAACGAATGCCATCGTCAGTCATCTCTTCTTTCTCGCAGTCTTGCAAACCATAATGCTTGATCTCTGCTTCGGTGAACTGCTGATTTTTGTCGTTCATGCAATCTGCACTTGCAATATCAAGGTCGTTGCTTCTACGCCCATCTTTGTAGTACATTTTGCCTATGACATGCGGCACCCACACGCCGTACTTCTTATCCTTTTCCACAGTGTAGCCGTTGACGTAAGCTTTCATCAGCAGTTCTTCGTCATCAGATTTGCTAGAAATATAACAAGCCGGAAGCTTATCGTTATGCGCACGTTCAACGATTTCGGCTTGCTCTTTGGTTAGGACTACCTTTTTAGGTTCCTCAACGAGCGTGACAACGTGGCCGCCACGCTCACCAGCCACTAGTTCAGCCACTCGTTCAGCCTGTTTCTTTCTAATCGTTGTAGTGGGATATGCAATTTCTGATGACCAGAAACCGGAATTAGCCGAAAAGTCCCAGTATTTGCCTTCGTCGTTCTTTACCATGTACAGTTTTTCTTCGCTCATTTTTCTTCCTCCAATTTTCTACCGCACATTGGACAATAATTAATAGCAATTCCTCTTCGATAAAAAACATCAGGTGAGGCAATATTAACAGTCAATTCATAACCACTATCTTGCCTCATTAGTCTCACAGCAATAAAACGTAAATGCTTATCTTCAAAGTCTGCCTCTTTGTACATGTTACGTTGCGAACTGCAAGCATGCTCATCTCTAAATTTACAATATTCACATTCACTCATTTAATCGTCCTCCTTTACCGCTGTTAATTCCTGAATGACTTCGTTGTATATTGCGGGTATCTCTGTTGATTCAATGTGATTTTGTTCAGGCTCTAGCCACTGCCGAATGTCAAATTCTTGTTCAACGTCTTTGCTATGCGGCATCACATTCACTGTGCTGAAATGCAAGTAGTCGTCTTCATCGTTTTGAATGAAATATACTTGTCTAGCAGCACGCGTCAGACTGTCACCATGAACAATCGTTGCGTTCATGCCGTGAATGGCACAATTTAATATCAAAAACGGCAACGTGCTATCGCCAAGCTCTTCCAAATGATAAAAATACATGCTTGGCCGATAGTCCCACGGCGTGTGCTTCAAACGGTCTTGTTGCCATCGTTGAATCATCATTGATCCGGTCCCAGCCGCAACCTCGTAATACTCGCTACTGTCATTCGAGCCTACCAGCATGTTCCCGAGCTTGCTGATGCTCTCCGGAGTGAAATCTTGTTTCTTGTTTTTTCGGTCAGCTTGAACGCTCATGAAATATTCTGAGAACCAGTCATGCGATACGTCTGTGCTAACATCTAGAAATTGCTTAAAAAGCTTGTTACGCTTTTGCTGGTCCATGATAATGCCCATCAATGCGGATGGTGCCTGCTGTGCTTCGCGAACGCCCAACAGTTTGTGAACGACATCTGCTGTAAATTTGGTCATCATTTGAGTACCTCTCTTTTCGCATTGACTGACTTTACAGCTTGATTGGAGTAATCCTTGATACTCTGTGCGTCTTCGATTGCATGTGATGAGTCATTGTTTGTCTGTTTCGTGGCTTCTAACTTAGATGTAAGGTCATTGATTGTCTGCTGCTTAACCTCAACTGTTATTGCTGGATCAGCGTCTGTATCTGGTCCCCAAAATCGGTTACCTTGGCAATATGAGCATAATTTATCCATTTATTTCAACTCCTAAATTTGGGTTTTATCGCGTGATTTATAAACTCACTTTATTGCCTTGACTTCCTTTATTAATTCTTCCGAAATAAATCCCCCTAGTAAAAATAATCCAGCTATTTGCCAATAACGATGGTCCCGGATTAAAAACGGAACGCTTATGCTTGTGTAGAATATTAATGTGCATAGACTGAAAATCACTAATCCAATAAATATTTCAAACAAGAACTTTAAGAGCCTTACTTTCATACTTTCGCCTCTATTTTAACTGCTAACAATCGTTTTAACCGGCGCCAACGCTTTCTTGCTGGTGCGATTGGTTTTGCAAATAAATCAGGAAAATACTCAGCGCCATTAACAATAAGTAAGTGTTCCCAATCTGATTTTGTTCTTATTTCTTTCATAGTTGACTCCTAAAGTTAGCTTTTATCCTTAATTTCGTAGCCGTCTAGCCACGCACGGGCAAACTTTTCTGAATTGTCTTCCATATATTCGTCAATTGTTGATAGCCTATGCCAATAATGAATGGCGTCCCAAATATCCTTGCCTTCTGACTTCATTTCATTAATGTATTCTGCAACGATTCTAGGGATAACAGGCAGATCATCATGCTTATTTTGTCTACCTCCGTAGATAACGATCGCTGAAGGAAACGGTGCCGCATCTTTTGATTCACCATTCAGTTCAAATTTAAGCCGTCCACGTAAAAAATTGATTTGTGCTTTCCCAAAAACGAAATCATGCCAGTAGCTGGTGTCTGTTCTTGCTGGGATAAGTAGCACTAGATACTGACCATTTTTCAAACGCGTTTCAGCTGCTTTTTTTACCCATAGTTTTAATTCTCTGCCATAAGGCGGATTGATAAACAAGTTTCCATCTAGTTCACCCCAGTTTTGTTCCAGTGAATTATCATCACTTGTAAAATAATTATTACACTTTGCATTATCGTCGCTGGCTGCTAAGTCCCATTTGAAGTGATATTTTTCATTAAGGTTATTAAAAAAAATGCCTGGTGTTTCCCAATCTTCCTTGTTTGATGTAAACAATCCATGATTAATCATCATATTTCTCCAATTCTAGGTTTCGCCCAAGTATTTTATCGCCAAACGGAGCACATCCGCTTTATGCGGTGCTTCGTAGTAGTTTTTAAGCGTGTTCATACCCCTTATCGTTTGTCGTGTACGTTAAATATTTCGTGGCTGTAAGCCAAATTTGAGAACGTCCTTGCCGGTATTCCTAAGCGGCTGGCAATGTCCTTTAACTTAACTTTGTCATGCTTCCACCGCCTTATTTGCGCTAGATTAGGCTTGATGTATTTTTCGTACGTAGTTAGTTCTTCACGCGAGTTTGGCTTCAAATTGTTAGAATATAAAACCTCTTTTATATAAGACTCAGATGCCTTGGCCGTGGCCGAAATCTCTTTCAGTGTTAATCCTTCATGATGATATTTAAGGATCAGGCTCTGCATGGCTGTATGCTTTTTTTCAAACTTTGGTAGCCGGTGAATACCTTTAATACTCATTCCAGATGTCATTAGGCTTTTCAAATTAACAACGATATATCCATTTCCGCCTAGTAATACTTTGCTATCCTTTTGATCTGGCAACACCGGATCGATCAACGCACTATTCTCATAATATTTTAAAATCCTACCCTGAAAGTTACGGAATACGGAATCACCATGCTTGTATTCTTTCACTGTAACTGTGTCATTAATTTTTATGTTTTCAGTCATTATCCTGTCTCCCAAGATTTAGAATGGTAAATCATCGTCAGAAATATCAATTGGATTACTGCCTGCAAACGGATCACTCGGCTTTGCAGACTGTTGCTTAGCAGGCTTGTTATTACCTTCCGACTTATTATTAGATTGTCCGCTGCCTTTTGAATCTAGCAGCGAAAAATTATCAACAACGACTTCTGTCACATAAACACGCTTGCCGTCTTTATCGTCGTAGTTACGTGTTTGAATACGACCATCAATTCCAATTAGTGACCCCTTGTGCGTAAAGTTGGCTAGATTTTCTGCTGGTTTACGCCAAATCGAACATTCAACAAAGTCACTTTCGCGCTCACCATTTTTACTTTTAAATTGACGGTTAACTGCTAGTGTAAAGCTGCTTACTGCTGCTCCACCAGAGGTGTAACGTAATTCAATATCACGTGTTAACCGACCAACTAGTACTGCTCTATTAATCATCTGCGTAATCTCCTTGAGCCACCGATTTATGGCTATAGTTTTTAGTTAAAGCAACATTTTTATCTGTTACTACTTTGGCGCCAAGGCGTTTAAATATATTTGCCCATATCTCAGCACTATCACTTGAGTTAAACCGCATGATTTTAGTTTCATTTGTTGTGATTGGTAACTTAGTTTCACCGAAAATAAATTGCCTTGGTTTACTCAAATATCCGTTTTGTATTTCAACTAAGTACACTCTAAAATTCTCCCTTACAAATCTTGATCGCATCATCAGCACTTCTGGCCACGCCGTAGTTAAATCCCCAATCAGCAAACGATTTGGCCCATTTATTTTGATCATCCCTTAAGCGTCCTGTTTTGGTTTTAACCTCAATAAACGAGGCTTGCCCGCTTTTAGCAATGGCCAATAAATCTGGTGTGCCATTTGGAACCCCAGTGTTAAACATATAACCTCTAGCAAGACGCATCTGACCAACCGGTAGCCGTAAAACTAAGTACCCTAGATGCTCCAGAGTATCTCTAATTTCGCGTTGGATAACAGTTTCAGGATTAGTCCTGCTCATGTGGTGATGCCTCTCTTTCTCGCTTATGTTTCTCATTTAATTTATCCAACAGCGGTGCCCAACGACTATATATATTTGCTAGGGAAACATTTGATTCAGTGCCAATGGCAAATGATAAATCCGATTCATACAGCCCAACACCCTGCTTTTGTTCATATTCTGCCTGCTTATAAGCCTGACTTAGCATCGGTTCAGCATGACTTAATGGCTTGCCTTTTTTCCGCAGTGACTTGCACATCTGCAACCACGCATCCAATATTTCGACCACAAACAGGCTATATTTAAAATTAAACTGAGTCATGATAGTATCAATTTGCTTAATACTCTCTAGATAAAATTGTTTAAACTCTTCATCCGTCACCATGACTCAATCCTTTCTAAAATCGTTCTGCAAATTTTTGTGTGTCTTTGTAAAAATTAAAATACAGCTTGGTCAACTTACCCTCACGGTTTTTCTTAATATCTAAACAGACAACTTGAAAATTATCGTCATTGGCCTGATCATCAACATTGCTTAAAAATGCCACCTTGTTGGCGTCTTGCTCAATGCTGCCTGACTCTCTTAGATCCGCTAAATCATTACTTTGTCTTTGCTGTGAAGCCCGATTTAATTGGCTCAGTAAAACGATCGGAATGTCTAATTCTTGAGTGGCCTTCTTGAGTTCGCGTGTAATTGATCCAACTTCAGTTGAACGTGTGTCGCTCTTGCTATCAGAATGAACCAGCTGCAAGTAATCAACGATTGCCATATAGTGCCCTGATTGGCAGTCCGCCGCACGCTGTCTAATCGTTCCGGTTATTTCCCCGGAACTTTCAATATTCTTGTAAATCGTTAAACGGTTATCATTTAAGAATTTCATTGAAGCCAATACTTTTAGTTTTTCTTTCTCGTTCATTTGTTTGTTAGCGTTGTAGAATTTTCGGGCTGGTATCGCGCTAATCATGGCACCAATACGGTCGTATATTTCGCTATCACCCATTTCAAGCGAAAAAATATCAAGCTTTAATTTAGGATCACTTCTAAGCGATTGAATTGCCAAGTTGGCGCTAAATGCTGATTTACCAACAGCAGGCCGTGCGCCAATAACAAATAAATTATTGCCCCTAATACCGCCATTTAATGCATCATCAAGATTGCTATAAGTCTTAATTCCCTCTGGCGTATCGCTATACAACTTGGTTTTCATTTCGTCATATAATTGCGACATTGATTTATGCGGTTGGCTAATCTTGTTATTGACCATATCAAGTTGTTTTTTTAGTCGATCAAGGTTATTAGTATTTGGATCTGAGGCATAATTAAATGCTGCACTAGCCGCTTCAATTCGTTGATGTTGGTTACGCATTAGGATGATATCCGCCTCATATAGCTGAGAAACATGTTCATTTTGGCTGAAATCATATTGCAAAATTGCATCCCAAGTATCGTTGCTAATCTCACCGCCATGTTGAAAATTAAACTTAGAAACGAATTCTGCAGACCCTGAAAAATCACCATTTTCTTGAACAAGTGTTTTAACAATATTGCGGTAGTTAGGAGCGAACCATTCTGCTTCAATCTTTCCAAGTTTTATCAACCCTGGGCTGTTAATCAGAGTTGCAATAATACTCCGTTCTAGTGGCATATCATCAATTTTTATAGTTGGCTGATTCATACGCTCACCCCTTGGTAAATCTCAAGCACATAATCATACTCAATCGGTCTATCAGCACTGGCCTTAACCTGCTCATAAATTTCTGGTGCCGTTCGGCCAGCATACTTAGCGTTCTTTATTCGTTCAACTAATCTAGATTTAAATTGCTGTTCTGCCTCTTCCGGACTTAGTTGTGTTCTTTTTGGTTCAGAGGGGTGTTGCTTCTTGTACTCGGCCCTAGCCTTTAGTGTCAGCTGTTGATATTGTTTTCTGAACTTGCTTGCAGACAAAATATTAGTTGACCAGAACTCATCATTTTCAGTCCACTTGATTAGATTGCGAACCTTGTTAATATCCCGCTTATCTAGTTCAACGATCTTTCTCATATCGTCTGCCCATTTTTGTAAATTTGGTTCTTTAGTACTAGGGTCATTCCGCTTGATTAAATCAAAGAGTGATTTAGCCAGTTTGAAATAATCACTTTGCTCGTCGAAAACGCGTTTGCGACAAGAAGTACTTTTAGTATTAATACTTGTAGTATTCTCTTTAACAATATTGTGCATAGGGTCTTCACTTTTTTGTGTAGGGGTATGCTCTTTATTGTTAATAGGGGTAGTGCTAATTGTTAGTGCTCTTTTATCAATTTCTTTACTATTTTCCTTGTAAACTAATTTGATATTTAGATATCCTTTCTTGGCTAATTTAGAAATAAGTCTAGATACTGATCCTTCTTTAATGCCATATAAATCAGCAAAGTGTTTGTTAGAGGCCCAGCAATAACCTTTTTTGTTACATAGCGCGGTAATCTCTCCGTAAAGCAATTTAGCATTAGCGGGTAAATCTTTGTCGTAACGTACGTTAGCCGGAATAATGGCATAATAACTAGGACTCTCCATCGCCTTTACCTCCAATCCTTAATTTCTTGCGTTCTTCATAATTCAATTTAATTGGCTTAATATGATATTTCTGTAAGAACTTATCGACGCCGATCGTGTGTTGCTCGGTATGGTGAATTCGACATAATGCCATAAAATGAAATTTAGCATGACTAATCTTGCGGCGGTTATTACCCATGCCAACTGCTTCATAATGAGCAATGTCGGCATGCTTACCGCAGATAATACATTTACGAAATCTTAAGCAGAACCACTCTGCTGTATAATCATTTGGCAGCATGTCCCAAGTTCTTGTGCTGAATGGCACATCATTCCTGAAACAAAACTCAAGTATGGTTTCAATCGTGTAACTTGCTATCGTTACAGAACAATTGCTTAACGAGTACGGCTCAAGATTGAATATTTCACGTGTATAGGATTTCATGAGATCTTCAATATATTGTGGTACATCCCCGTTCCATTCAGAGATGTCTCTAATCAACGCCCAGATCTTTTTACGTTGATCTGGACTAATTGTCCGACCATCTTCAATATCAAGCTGTATGGTTGGCTTACGGCCATTGGCAAGCTTACTCATTCGATAAATGGGTGCGTCATCATTCAACTTGATTTTTAATTGATTGCCTGACAACTGATCTAGCTCACCAAATAATTTCATTAGGCCGTTTGCTCCTTCTGCTGCTTCTTTTCAAGCTTTGCTTTAACACTGCTGATATAATTCAACAATTTGCCATATTCGGAAGTATTTAACTGATTAAGTGGCTTATTTAAGCCAACCTGTTTGATCGAATTAGCAATAACTGTTTCTGTATCGGCACCATGTGTTTTGGCAACCTGATCAAATATTTTTGTAATGACAGTTACTTGAGTTTTAGAAACGACTCGTGGCATATCAGCCTTGGTCTGTTCGGTCTTATTCTGGAATGCATCAGGATCATCTTGGTCGGTTGCAATGTTGAAGAACTTCAACAAGAAATATTTCTCGCCGTAAGTTAAGGCCTTACCTACACCTTTTTCACCGGCAATATCAACACCCTGCGCATACCAATGTGATTCAAGCTTTTCTTGAGGGTTATCAATGTTAACCCAAGTCATTGTCATATCTAGCTCGGTAAAATAAGTAACACGCTGTTTACCGTGATTTTCATCGGTTGACGCGGTGACATTGTGATCCGTAATCGATGGGAGCAGTAACAGACCATTCTCATCGATCAAGCCATGCAACTGACCTAAAACATCACTTGAACCAACATAGCTGTATTGCCGCCCGCTTTGATTCTTTTTTAAATATGAAACGGTCTTATGAACATTTGCCAACCGTTGATATAAACTCAGATCATTATTTTCAGTCATTAGGATCTACACCTTTCTGTAATAAAGCGCGGAACCATTCTTCCTTATCTTCCATTGGCTCTGCATGAAACTGATTTAACATAACTGACAATGCTTGGAGATTCGTCATGCCTCTTATAATTTGACTGGCAAAATAATCACGGCCTGACATATCTAATAAGCAATTTTTAGCATCATATTTGTGAAAGTATTCAGTTTGGTGACGTGGTGAATATTCACTGCTGATTCCGTAAATGCCTTCAAACGAACGCAAAGGCACACCATCATAGTTCTCGGCTAAATACACATCTTCAACGCTATTCATGATCCGACCTCCTATTCTGGCTTAATGACAACTTTTTCTGGTAACGGTTCAACCCTCACCCCGTCAAGCAAGGCTCCGTCAGAAGTGACGACTTGGCCTTTATCGGTAACAGTCACTACTTGCTTAAGCTTCTTTTTATCCGGAACTTGCTTAATTCGTAAAAGATTACTTGCATCGGCACTCTGTAAGGATTCAACCAATTTATCATCGTCATAAATCCACTTGGGCTGTTGCTTACGAAAAGTAACTTTACCGTTGGGGGTATTTATTTTAAATTTTGGATTTTCAGTCCTCTGTGCAACAGCATAATCAGTTAATAACCGGGTTAAATATTCCCGACTATCTTGAGTTGATTGCTTTACTTTGGCTAACCAGTTATCAATACGTTCACGATTTTTGTCGTACGTTTTTTGATTCTCATTGTCCTCAGCGTCCAGAGCACTTAATTTACGTAATACCCAATCCGCCTGAGCCGAATCAGTGACGGTAAATTGTTTCTTTTGTTCTTCCTGCTCGTGCAATTCTTGTAGTTCTTCTTTTTGTAATTCGTCCATTGTGATTACCTCCAAATTTGCTATAATGAAGGTGTTAAAATATTTGCAAAAGCTCTAACACCTCAGTCACTAGCGGCTACCACCATTAGCGGATTTTTTGTTTGTTTATAAATCGACCGGCAAAATTCATAACGATTGAAACTGGCACCTCTGTATTCATAAAGCTGATTGGGTACCAGCGAATACCGTTATAAATTGAGATATAAAGTGAGTGCCGGTCGTGAAAACTTTTTAGCTCACCTGCCTTACTCAAAATCCAAACAAATCCTTTCCATATCTACCAATCCCGTACGCAATTGCTAATGTAATTAACCAGAATATCATGTGATTACTTCCTTCCAAAATCTCACCACGGTAATTCTTCCCAATGCTTATCCAGCCATTTTGCCATCACGGAAGCCTTAAATTTCCATGCATTACCACCGCCTGGCTTTTTTACGATAGTTCCCTCAGATAGCATTTTGTTAATATCACTACGATAACGCGTGCTTTCCAAAATATTATCCTTAAGCCACTTAGGACTTTTTTTCCCAGTCCATTCTCGTAAGTCACTCATTGACCAAGTTTTTCCCTCGAGGGAATTCATTGCCTGATCAAATTGATCATCATTTAGAATATGAACATCCGATGGCAGTTCAGTAGTTATTTGAATTGTTTGTGACATTTTTAATCACCTCACTTTCTACGCTGTTTTATCTTGTTCGATCAGTGGTAAAATACTTTCTTGCTTCAATAGTTCATACAAGCCTAAACGACCCTTTTGCGTCCATTTAGTGTTTAGTACAGCCTTTTCAGTGCCATCTTTACGTTTAACTATTGTGGTATCGGAGTGTGTCCAGCCAGTTAGCTGATATTTCGCATATAACAGCCAAGTATTGCCCTGCTTATAAATGACCCCTAAGTCATGCAGCTTTTTATTTAATGCCCGGCCGCTCATACCGTAATCCTTAGCAATAATACTGATCGTTACCAGCGATTTATCGGCTAATACGCGATCATAATAGGTAGCTTTAGGTTGTAACTCATTGACCTGTTGTTCAGCAATTAAGCGGCCTTCGCGTTCAGACTTAAGCTGTTTAGCTAAATTGATAATCGTATCTGGATTCAGCAAAGCTTCTTCAATTTTTTCTGGTGTCATGTAGGCGCCGTGCTTGCGAATCGTCGGTAAAACCTCACTAGTGACCCAGTCTTGAAATTTTTCAGCAGTTTCGTTATTTGCTTTAATTGCTAATTTATAGAACTGTGGTTCAGTGATGAAATCATTTTTCCCAACTTTCTGGGAAAGATATTTGCTAACGGTTTCCCATCGTACATAGATTTTTTTATTTTTAGATTGAATTAAACCTAATCCAATTGCTGCTTGCTCAGCATTAAATTGAATATCACCGTTTTCTGTTACTTGAACAGGTAACTTAATTAATCCATTACTGAATTCCTGTAATTCATTCATGCTATTTTTCCTCCTATTCTTTAATATCAAGCCGTATTTCAATTTCTAATCCCGTTTGGGAACACTCGGCTTAAAAAAAATACCAATTTTATCAGGGTCATATCCTAAAGCTTCAGCAATTTTCGCTAAATCATCAGCACCAAGCTGCACAAATCCTGTTTCACGTTTAGCATACATTCCGCGAGTCCAGCCTAAGCGTGTTGCCATTTCGCGTTGTGTCAGTCCCTGAGCAGTTCTTTCGCCTTTAATTCGTTTTAAATTAACGCTCATATTTTTCACTTCCTTTCGTTTCCTTTTGGGAACACTTTAAATATACACCCGCCTATCCCAAAAAGCAACGTTTTTTCTTATAAAAAGAAAATAAACTATTTTATCCATACATATTGTTCCATAGAGGGAACAGTGATATACTATAGGTACAAACATGAAATGAGGTGATTTTATGAGATCAAACAAGGAAATAATTGATTATATGAGAGTTTTACTTAAACGTCGAAAATTGTCACTTAATCAGCTTGCTGATAAAGCTGGCGTTGCTAAATCAACAGTTTCAAGATATTTTAGCTTCACCCGTCAATTCCCGTTAAATAAGGCCGATGATTTTGCTAAAGCACTTGGTACCACTTCTGAGGACTTGCTTGGCGTATCACCAATTGATAATCTGCAAAACACTAACAGTCATACATATGCTTTTCTGCCAGTCCATATTGCTGCCGGAGTGCTTACGTCTGTTGACCCACTCATGCATCGTGACGTTGAACACATTGAACTTTCAGATGCCATTATGAGAAAGTATGCAGGTGACAAAGATATTGCTGTTATGTACGTTAATGGGGATTCTATGAACCATGTCATCCCAGACGGTTCATTAATGGCAATTAAGCTCACTGGCCTTGATGGCATTAACAACGGCGATATTGTTGTTTTTAGCGAAGATGGCAGCTACTCTGTCAAACGCTATTACGATAACAAGGACGCAAAAATAATAACCTTTTCTCCTGATTCTTCAAATCCAAATTTTGAACCAATAACTTACCGTTACGAAGATGCTGAAAACGTACGTATTATTGGAAAAGTTGTTGTTTATACAGTTGTCCTATAAAAAAGCCCCACTCCGCTGCAACGGAATGAGGTAATAGAGTGATACGATCACAAAAATATTATATCACTTTGGAGGGTAATACAATTGGACAAAACTAAATCTAATAGTAACGTAGGCTTAATACTAAATATTATAGCCGGAATTGCCATCATTTTATCATTAATTCCTAGTATCCCACATCGCTCATACTTTTCTGCCATTGCTATGTTTGCTGGCATTTTTGCATATCATAATAACAAAAAATCTTTGGGTGTTATTTTAACAATTATTGCGATGATATTAATGACTTATTTTATTGTTTCTGGATTTATGGGGATAGCTTTTATATCAAAACTAGGTAATATCTAGGCCGTTAGGGAGTGAGTAAATTATGAATTACTGTCAAAAATGTGGAAATAAATTAGATGAAAACGTTGAATTTTGTCCTAAGTGTGGACAGGAAGTTTTAAATATTGATCAAGTAGCCACAAAATTTTGCTCAAATTGTGGTAAAAAAATACCAGCAGCATCTGATTATTGTCCAAACTGTGGTGTTCAATTAAAATCGGATTCTACACAGGAAAATTCGACTAAGCAACAGGCAATTATAGATAAGCCTTACAACGAAAATAAAAATCCTGATCCAATTAATTCAATAGTGCTTTTTTTCAAGGACACTTTTCATGTGTCTAAGCGACTTGGGCGTGCAGACTACTGGTGGGCTAGACTTACAGCGGCAGTAGTCGGTCTTACGCTTTCTTTAATTTGGATTACTGCAATTATGCAAGTTCAAACCGTCTCAAATGCAATTAGTAGCATTCTAACTATCTTATTAATTATTTTAACGCTAGTATTAGGCGTTTGGTGGGTTATTGCATCAATTACAGCTGATATACGGCGGCTACATGATGTTAGAATTTCTGGTGCCTTTCTATTTTTATTACTCTTACCTTCGATTGGCAATATTGTGATTTTTGTCATGACACTGTTGCCGTCTAAACAGATTAATAATCGTTATGCAAATTAAATAAAAAAAGCACATCCCCTACCGACCAAAGTAAACGGGATGTGCTAATAAAAAAATAACCACATAAGGTGGTGTCTTTTACGTACTCTATTTTAACCAATTAGACGCCACCTTTCAATGAAAGGATGATAACTATGGCAAGCATTGCAATTCGTGATGGCTTATATCAGGCAAAGGTGTACTTTTATGATAAAGATGGCAAAAGACACGCTAAGTCTCATACTGGCTTTAAAACTCAAAAAGAAGCACAAAAATGGGCTAACTCAATGCAAAAGCGTGTTTTCGATGATCAAGTTAGCATCGATAGTTCCACACCATTACCTTATTATTTTTGGGATTGGTTTGAAACCTATAAAGAATCATCAGTTACGGATCGAACTAAATCAACTTATAAACAAGTTTACAATGTTTTGCTTAAATATTTTGACAATAAACCAATCGAATTAATTACTCGGCGTGATTATCAATTATTCTTAAAAAAATATGGTAAACGGCACGCTAAGTCAACTGTCAGTAAAAACAACTCGCTTATTCATGCTTGCATTAAAGACGCGATTTACGATAGCGTGATCAATAAAGACTTTGTTGGCAACACTTCAATTGTTTTTGATCCAAAACGCACACAACAAATTGATTATTTGAATATGAATGAGCTAGCTAAGTTAACTAATCACCTTGAGAATAGCCTTAACTACCACTTTACAGCTAAGTATATGATATTGTTGGCAGTTTATACCGGAATGCGCCTAGGCGAAATACAGGGCCTTAAATGGAATGATATTAACACCAAGTTTAAAACCGTATCGGTTAAGCGAGCTTGGAACGAAACGACACACGAATTTAAAACAACCAAGAATAAATCATCTGTGCGGATTATCCGGGTAAATCAAAACATTATTGACATTTTGACTTCACTATATAAAAATAAGCATGCTGCTATTAGTGATCAAGTTTTTATAAATCAATATAATACCGTTCCAACCTCTTCCGCTGTAAATAAAACATTAAAAAATTGTTTACGCGAAATCAATGTGAATCGTCAGGGCTTTCATTTTCATTCTTTGCGGCACACTCATGTTGCTTACTTGCTCGCAAAACAAGTTGACTTATATGCAATATCGAAACGACTGGGCCATTCGGATATTGGAACAACAACCAGAGTTTATTCTTACTTAATTGACGAATATAAAGTAAAAACCGACAATGAAATTGAAGGCGTATTAGATGACATTAATCAATTTAAAACTAATAGTAATGATAATGATAATGAGAGCATTATCTAA